AGTCTGCTTTGTTCCAAACACAAGACTTTTCTGAAGTTCTTCTTTCGTTGCTGCACCGATTTTCTCTGTGGTTATGTTTACGGTTACCTCACTGTCTCCTGCATATGTTTTCTTTTCATTTCCCATATTTAAAATTAAAGATTTCGGATTCTTCATTGTTTCCGGAAAATTCTCTATCTGGTCTTTTGTATGCTTATGTACCTTTTCCGCTTTTCCATCCACCAGTTTTTTCAGAACTTTTCCCTGTGCTGCTGCCAGCGATTGTTCTATGCTGTCACTTGTCAGATTGTTCTGGATGCCTCTCCAGGTGTCTGTGAATTTTGCATCTGCCGGAACCGCTTTATATACACTTGTATGAATCCATGCTCCCCAGGTACCATTGAATCTTGTCCGTTCGTACCGCTTAGATTCCGTCGCGAGACTTCCGGTCATCTTATAAGCAATCTGCCGGACAAGTTTGTCATCTTTTGCCAATACCAGAACACACACTGTTCCATCTTCCGGTGCATTGGTTCCGTTTGCAGCCATATACCATCCATTTTCTGTAACTGCATTCCAGTCTGTTACCGTTTCACCGACAGCTTTAAGCCTCATCTGTGTTCCTGTCATTGCCAGTCCTTTGCCAGCGGTATAAGTTGTATTTGTATTTTCCGCCGGTATTCCAAGCTTTACGATATCTTCTTTTGTTACTTTTGCAGCATTGTTCACATGTCCGGATGCATCCACTGCTACTTTATAGAATCCGCTCTGTGCCGCCTGATACATCGGATGCGTATATTTATTTGCCCCGTCTGCAATGCCGTCCAGTTTCTTTTTATCTGCGGCAGCCATCAGACCGTCTGCTGCAGTGGTTGCTTTACTCTTACTGGCTCTTTTTGCTAATTCCGCATCTATGATATCCGCATTTTCATTCAGATCTTCTATCCTTACCTCATCCGTTCCGGAAGGCTTTTTTAATTTATAATTTCCTGTTGTCAGCATTTCTTTCCTCCATCATCGTTCTTAATTCACTCCAGGTACGTCCTTTTAATCCATTCCAGGTATATCCGTTTAATTCGTTCCAGACAGTGTAACGGTATTCAAAACTGTATGCAAGATGTGCCGGTTTTATCTCTTCAATCATGTCAATCATTCCCTGCATATTCCGCGGAATCCCTTTCACACCAATAAACCTTATTACAAAGCGGTTTTCTTCATTCTTTTCTATTACCGTCACATCGCCTCCGGAAAATATCGATGCCGTATTTTCAATCATCTGCTTTGTTGTTGTTCCCTGTCCGCAAAGTTTTGCAACCAGAATCTCTCTGCGTTCCTCATAAGTCTGTGATATGTCCGTATCAATTCCAAACAGCTTTTCCCACTTATCCAGCCCCCAGGTAGCCGTTGTAATAAAACACTGCTCTGTTACATCTGTCAAAGCCTGATATAACTGTCCGATTTCATAGCCCTCACTATGATATAGCTCATACATCTCTTTTAACCGGGTAACAACTTGCGGAACTATTTTCGTTAAGTCTTCATATATCTCTTCCTCTCCGCTTCCTGTTTCTGCCGCATATTCTATGATTCCATATTGTTTTTCACCATACATATCCGCCTCATCTCCTTCCTGTTACTATGACTGCGGATAAATTGCTTTAAATTCCAGCCCTTCCCCTACGGTATATTCAACCGCAATCCAGTCATCTTCATCCGATGCCTTTTTCAATGTTATCGTTACCAGCATACTGCCTGAACTGTATACTGCCGTGGCATCTTCTATCATTGCTATATTGGTCAGGTTTGTTTTATAAGTAGTTGAACTGGTTGCCGTTATCGTAAAATCAACTACAGTTGCTGATATTGCCTTCTGATGGCAGGCAATCCGTATATAGTCCGTCAGGCTTACAACTCCGCCCGCCTGCCCGGAACTCTTCAGGGTAAACTGGAATGCCCTTGTACTTTCCGCATAAAATTTCCTGCTTACTCTGTATTTCGCTTCTATGTCTGTCATAATATCTTCCGGAGCTTCCGTGTAATCGCCAGCCCGGTTTCCTCTTTCCAGTTTCATACCACAGATCTGATATTCTTTTTCCGGATCCAGTGTGAGAAAAGAAACCGCACTCCGGCTTCCATTACTGTAAAAACTTGCCCATACACGGGTCCATTTCTTTGATATGAGTGTAATTCTTCCCGTTGTACTCACACGGTTACCATAACCACATTTCAGCTGACTGCCTTTTATATATCTGACCGCCGACAGTTTCACCTTTTCCCCGGTAAGATGTACGACCATCGGAGTTTCATCCAGATTGCTTAGTTCAAATTCCGTTGTAACACCAGAACATCTTCCCTGTGCATTACATTCAAAGACTACATTAAAATGGTTCTGCTCCCTTTTCACCATAACCATGACTCCGGCTTTTTTCATATATGACGATGCAAGCGGACTTCCCCTGAATCTCGGATGCTTCTTGTTATTTGCATCAATAATGCAGTCTCCGGTCAGCTCCCAGTTTCCATCCGTCCATCCATAGGCATCCGATCTTAAAGTCACAACTTTCGTTCCCTGAAAAATCTCAAGCGAAAAATTATTCCATGCTGCCGAAACATCCTGTGACTCATTCAGGAAATAATAAATTACATCCCATTCCTTTCCATACATCATCATGTCCGTTGTATGGCTGGAAAAGGCCTCTTCAATCGTAAGGCTCTCTGTCTGAACTGAGGGGTTATTGTAAGCCATCCCATAAATCTGAACACTGTCAGAAACACTTTTTACAAATGCTGATACTGTATAATATCCTGCCGGCAGTGTTATATCCTGTATGACATCATTCAGTCCTGTCAATGTCTGTGCATAAAGCCCTTTCTGCTCTCCCGTTTCCGTAATCTGTGAAGGTTCTGTATAAAAATCATCCACCCAGTACTGATATGCCATTTTCCAGTTTTCGTTCTTTGCACCATTAAATTCTTTTGTGCCGGTATACAAATTTCTTCCACCTACCTGTATTCCGTCTATTTTTTCATTCAGAACTTTTCCCTGTGCTGCTGCCAGGGAAGATTCCGTATCTGTACTCGTCAGGCTGTTCATAATTTCAGGAGTATTCTTCAAATCTTTGTATTCTCCGCTTACTGCTACTGCTGCCAGTTTTTCTTTTATCCAGTTCCATAAGGATTTAAATGGTCTCCTGTGATAGGTTGTGTGGGTTGTGCCTCCTCCGCTGTACTGGGATATAAAATAGTCATCATCCTTGGGTGCTGCCTGTCCCGCACTCAGGCCATTGAGCATATCATTTAAATTAATCGCCTTTACTGTGTTTTCCAGTTGTGTAATCAGTTCTTTCAATACTTTTCCCTGTGCTGCTGACAGTGGTTTGTCCGTATCCGATGCTGTCAGACTGTTGATAATATCAGTGACATTTACTTTACTCGTTGTCACATTCTCAATCAGGGTACGGTTTGATTTTATGTACGCCACAATCTCACTTAACTGGTCCAGTGTTGTATCATCACTGTCTACCAGTGTATTCAGCCTGTTTGTCAGCTCTGATATCAGTTTTCTGATATCCGCATGAACTGATGTTCCGGTATTATGCTGCTGAATCTTATCCTCAACATATTTCTCCATTCCTGCAAGCTTATTTTTTTCTTCTGTTGTATAATCATTCTCTGACAGCCCTTTCCCATCTTCTTTCTCTACCTTCCGGGAAATCTGTTCCGCAAGCACCTGCTGGCTCTGCAGCAGAATACTCTCCGACTCTCCTGCTCGTTGTATCTCTTCCATCAGATTCTCATTCAGTTCTTTTTCTGCTGTTTTCGCCCGGCTGATTTCTTCTGTAAGCATCTGACTCAGTTCATTTTCCTTTCCGGCTGCACGTTCTGTTTCCTTCCTAAGTTGTACCGTAATCTCTTTTTCCTGTGCTACTGCACGCTGCATCTCTGCTTTAAGATTTCTGTCCAGTTCATCTTCTTTCTTAACAGCCCTCTGCATTTCCTGATTCAGTTCCACCTGTGTCTTTACAAGACTATCCTGTAACAGATTGACATCCTCTGCCTCCACGGTGTCCCCATCCGTTTCATAGCTTATATATGCTTCCTGCAGTTCTGCTGAAATGCGAATCTGTCTTTTCCATGGAGTATCACTCGGAGTCGATAACATCCATGTATTTATCTTTTCTCCGGTAAGCTTTGGCCCGGTATATACATTTACTGTCTTTTCCCTGATGTTATCATGAGCAAGCAATGCCTCATATACCCCCTGCTTCAGGTTTACATGTTCTTCTATGACATACACCCTGCCGGATATTTTGTTCAGTTTTTCTGTAAATGTGTTTATCTCCATACTTACATCACCTCCATCGTTATCGTTCTTACAGAAAACAGTTCTTCCTGTCCGACTTCAATATTTTTCTTTTCTCCATTCAGAATCAGGCTGTCATAATCCTCTACTCCGCTTATCTGCATCAAGAGGCTTCCTGCTTTTGCCTGACTTATATATTCCAGTCCAAATATGCTCTCCTTCAGGTATGCTTCCATATTGGCATGAAACTGGTTCCTTACATTTGTCAGATTCGTCGACTTTGCAATCTTTACATGCACACTGATATCCAGATATTTCTCCACACCGGATACTACGGTCACGGTTGCCCCGATCGGTCTCTTTTCTTCTATGATTTTCGCCACATTGTCCAGGATTCCCTGTCCTGCTGCCGTCCTGTTTTCATTTGCAATTACAATTTTCACGGTACCAGGTCCATCCCACAGCGGAAATATTTTTGCAGCACCAACCCCATTGCACGCCATTGCCCAGTTGTAATAATCATTTGCATTTCCACTCGTAGATGGCTTTCTTATTTTCTCAAACATACGTCTGCGAAGCTCCTCGTCTGTCTCCGCATCTGTGCCTTCCACTTCAATTTCTTTTAACTGTGCATAGGTAAGTCCGTTAATATAATCTACCGGCAGAAGTTCTCCTGTATATTCATTTCCTGTCTGTCCTGGTGTTTCACATTCCAGCAGATATCTGTATTTTCCATCTGTCTTTTCAGAAAAGGATATCACTTTGTATATCAGTGCCTTTTCTCCGTTTCCGGAAAATCTTGCTCCCTCCTGTATCTCTTTATCAAATTCTCCTATTCTTACTGCTTTCCCTGCCTCTTTTCTCTGTATGTGAAATGCCGCCGCAAAACGATCCAAATATTCCCCTGCAGAAGTATCCGGAAGAACCAGGTCAATAAAATTCTGAAGTTCAAAATACATTTTCATGATATGGTATGCCACCGGAGCTGCTGCATCATACAGGATACTTCCTTCCCTTTTATCCATATCCGCATCTGTCCGCTCCAGAATGCTCTCTAATATATTTTCATAAGTTTTTTCCTCATACACTGACATCCACCTCCTGTTCTGTATCAATATCGCCATATACGGTATGCACAGTAAATGTTACAAGAATCCGTCCCCCGGCTTTCTGTTCAAACGTAAAACTATCGGCTGACTGTATCCTTGTATCCCATGTGAGTGCCTCCGTGATTCTTCTCTCCAGTTCCGGACAGACATAGGAAAACGGTTCTCCATACAAATCCACCAGTTCTATTCCATAATCCCAGGAATACACCGGATACTGGTATCTCTCTGTATTCAGTATCTTATAAACAGCCTGTCTTACTGCCTCTTTTCCCTCTATCTTCCCACGCAGGATGGTTTCCTGCATCTTATAAGTCTTATCCGGCTGCTCTTCGATTTCAAAATCCTCTTTCAGGAATCCTGTAACTGCTGGTATCATATTCCTCCAATCCGGTCCATTACCACATACTTCTGTCCGCCCTGCATCCGGAACAGAATCACTTCCTCTCCCTGTTTCAGGGCATTTTGTACACTGCCATCCTCTGTTTCATAATCTGTTACATTTCTTGTAAGAACCAGCTGTTCTTTCTCAAGAGTCATCTTCTGCTCTACCCGTATCCGCAATGGATTTACAGCAGTTACCGTTCCAAAATATATTCCTGCCGGCTTTGCTGCTTCTACCGCCTCCACTGCTGCCTTTTTTATTATTTTTACAAACTCCGCTGCATCAGGCAACGAACTCACCTCCTCTTAGTGTCAAATCCATCCAGTGTTCGCTCTCTTTATAGGTATGTGTTACTTTTTCTACAAGCATAAAATTCTTTACCGTTACATCCCCAAGGTTCAGATGAACAGCTACCATGCTCCCTGCTCTTACCCGGCTGTCTCCTGTAGCATTGCTGATTTTTAGATTCCTGGTCTTTTTGTTATATAATTCCAGCAGACAATCCGCCTTTACCTGTCCATTTTCTCCTTCTGTCAGTGTGTCAAAATACTGCAGCACTCCCCATCTGTTTATATTTGAGGAATCCTGTGCGATGTACACATCCCTGTATCCGCTGTCCTCATTATCATAGGTCAGCTTCACTTTATTGTAAGTATTATCATCTATGGAAGAAGTGTAATCATAGCTCTGCCCTGTCTGCTCATCTATCATCAGATAACTGTTTCCATCCCTGACATACATAGATGCTATATTTTTCAGAGTCAATGTTCCAAAATCATCATAAAGCACATACATTTCTTTCCGGTTCTGTATGGTCAGATCCAGTGCATTTTCTATCATTTCAAACAGGGAAGTATTTTCCTCAATTCTTGATTCTATAATAAACCCACTGTCTTCAATTACCCCTGTTCTCAACTGGTAATCATCCGCTATCATCCGGATTAATCCGGATGCCGTTTTGTCCGTATATACTCTTGTGTCTTTATTTTTCAAATATCGCAGCTGGTCATATGCTGTCACTGTTATGATCTGTTCTTCTGTTCTCTGCTGTTTGAATACATATCCAAAAAAGAGTTTTCTTCCTTCTGCTTCAAAACGGACCGCACTTCCTTCTGTAAAATCAGCAATATCATCTTTTAAGACCTTAAAGGTCAGTTTACCCGGAGTACTCCTTCTTTCCGTACTCCAGGTAATTCCCTCTTCCACTGCCGGTCGGTAGATTCGTCCACCATCCACATCTCCAATGTATAATTCTGCCATCTTTTCTCCTATTCTGCCGGTATGGTAAGTACCTGCCCCGGATAAATCAGATTCGGATTTCCGCCAATGACTGATTTATTCGCATTGTAAATCAGGTTATACTTTGCACCGCTGCCATAAAATCTTTTTGCAATGTTCCACAGACAGTCACCTTTAACTACGGTATATGTCTGTGCTGCTGTTTCCTTTGCCGGTCTGTTGCTGCTCTGCACTGCTTTTCCTGTCTGCATTGCTATTTTTACTGTCTTTGTCCCATATTCCCTGTACTGCTTTAATTTAATCTTTACTGTCAGGTCAAATCCGGCTTTTACCTCTTCTTTTATCTCATATGATTCCAGTGTCACTTTCATATTCGTATGAAATAACACTTTTCCACGAGGAAAATGCCTGGATACAATAAATTGAAATGGTTTTCTGCTGTTTTTCAGGGCTTCAAACTGATTCAGATAATATCCCGCATCCTGAAATCCGGAACGGTACTTCGCAAACGGATATTTTGTCTGCGGTATCATACATTCAAACTCAATATCCGTCAGCTTTGCCTTTTTCAGAATATTTATCTCGCCTTCGTCCATAAGGGTAACCTGCTTATTTGCATTATTAATCTTTATCTGCATCTTTTCCGGAGTTACCGGAAGGAGGCAGTTTCCCATATAAAAATCATATCCTTTACTGCTCATTAGTAATGCACTCCTTCCGCCATGACCTGTACTGCATTATTTACTGCTTCTGTCAGTCCTTCCACAAATCCGTCCAGGTCATCTGTTCCCTGTACAATGTTCTTCATGCCAGACTGGTCAATATTAATCTCTGCCGTTGTAAAACGGTTTATGGTCTCCTGTTCTGCCAAATCCCGCAGGTATTTTAAATCTTCCTCGGTAATATCCATCTTATCGTCTATGGAATCGACGGAGCTTGCCATATCGGATAAATCCCCCTCGAACATATCTGCGTAATCATCCGGATTTGGTATGTCTGTCTTTCCAAATACATCCGACAGTTTAAACTCACCCACTTCATCTTCCAGTTCCGCACCGACACTGTAGCCATATTCCCAGGCTCCCTGATATGAAATCCGATCAAATGTATAATCCGATGCATCCAGCAGCTCGAATGGAATCTCAACATCGTCGCCAATAACATCAGAAACCGCATCTTTGAATTTATTACGGAATCCGGATACTGCTCCTACAAGATCCGAACCAAGCACCGTATCAATTACTTCTGCCGCAGATTGCACAATTCCGATGACAAAATCGAGCATTCCGGATAACATATTCAAAATCGCCGCAATCGGATTTTGAAATGCAATCGCTACACTGTTTATCAATGTAATAATAAGATTCGCTACTTCAACACCAATACTGATAATAAAATTTACTACTCCGATGAATACATTATAGATAAATGCAGCTATTGTTTCTGCCACACCTACAATAATGCCTCCGGCAGAGATCGTCTTTCCGGTTATCTTATTAATTGCAGCAACTACAAGATAAATCGTTGCGATCACAGCAATAATCATAACCAGAATCCATACCAAAGGACACGCATAAAGAGCTGCGTTTAATCCATTCTGTGCCGCAATATCTGCCGCAGTTGCTCTCGTCAGACTCTTGGTCGCCGCTGCATGCATCATCTGTGCAACTGCAACCACGAAATGTATTCCTCTGCCAGCCTTTCCAACTATATTTGCAAGTGCCTGTGCTGTATAATAGATTCCCAATGCAGCAGCAACTCCAAGTATTACCGGACCAATAAGTGACCAGTTATCGCTTACAAAGGCTGCTCCCTGTGCCATCAAATCAAATACATTCAGAGCCATATTTGCAAGTGTGGCAAGCATTTCCACAGCTCCATTGGCAAAACTCTGAAGCTCCTCGCTGTTTGCCATATCGTTGGTTCTCTCCAGTACCGGCTTAAATGCCATAAGTGCAGTATTCTGCATGGACTGCCATACCTGCTGCCATGTCATTGGCATCGTATCAAATCTTTCATTGATTTCTTCACTGGCTGAGAAGATTGCATTCTTGACAATATCCGCTGTAAGTTCCCCTTCTTTTGCCATATCTCTGATTTTCCCAATCGGTGCATCCAGATAATCTGCTATGTTCCGGATAAGATTCGGTGCATTCTCAAAAATGGAATTCAACTCATCGCCTCGCAGCACACCACTTCCCAATGCCTGGCTTAACTGCAGCATCGCTGCAGAAGCTTCGCTTGTCGTTGCCCCTGCAATCGTCATCTGCTTTTGTACAAGATTGGCAAAACTTACCACCTCCGCACTGCTTCCAAATGCCTCACCGGCATTATTTCCCAGTCGTGCCACAAATGCAGCTGTCTTTGCATATTCTCCACGGGAATTCTGTGCTGATGCATAAATCATGTTACTCAGTTCCTCTGTTGTCTGCAGTCCGTCATTCATTAAATCTATACGGCTCGTTGTCTGGGTAAAGCTGTCCGACACATTAATGACTTTCCCAACACTCTGAATGCCAAGATATGCAGTGGCTGCTCTCTTAATCATGCTGACCAGTCCGGATGCTTGCTGTGTTCCCTGCTGGACCTGCTCATTAAATCTGCCCTGTCCGTCCGTATTATCCCGGATATACCGCTCCGTATTGCTTATCGTCTGTGACAGTCTCAGATATGCCTGATTTGCAGATTCCACATCCATATGCCCAAGTGCATCGTTTAATGCAGTCTGTTCCTGCACTGCCCGGTTCAGCTGCGTGCGGAGCTGTTCCAGCCCTGCATTCGCCCTGTCAGTTCCAAGATTCATCGGATTGGAAGAAATCTGTTGAATCCTTACCTGTAACTGTCCAATCCTTGCTCCGATACTTCCAATGTCTGTAACCGCTTCCTCAGGCAGCACTTCCATATTCTCTGCTGTCTGCCAGACCGTTCGCTGTATGTTGTTCATCTGCTGAAGCATGGCACTTGCACTCTGCACTTCATTCTCAAATCTCTGCACTCCGTTTCCATCAAATACCTGCAGATCACTCTGTGTATTCCATCTGATATTCGTAAGACTTCGTATTGTCTCTCCGGCTGCCCTTGCCTGCTGTTCCACCTGACTGATGGTCCGGTTTAACTGATTATAAGATTCATTCAGCTGACTTACATTTCCTTCATCTATCGCCTGATTCATCTGCGACTGCAGGTTTACTATCTGGTTCATGCTGGATCGTATACTTTCATACTGCTGATTTACCATCGCTGCCGAATCATCGTTCAACAGACTCACATCCTGATTTTGCAGGTTATTCAGTCTGTTCTGCAGTTCAGATATCCGCTGGCTTGTATTATTAATGTCCCAAGATGCTTCCGGTGGTAACACATTCATCCTTAATGCCTGTTCATCTATTGTCCTCTGTGAATAGAATACTTCCTCTGCTACACTGTTTAAAGCACTCATCTCCTGATTCATTCTCTGTATCCCATTACTGTCGAATACCTGCATATTGCTCTGCGTGTTCCACGATACAACAGGTGCCCTTGCCGGTGTTGTTCCTAATGATGCCAGTTCCTGATTCATTCTCTGTACTGCTGCCGTTGCCTGATCAATCTGTTCCTTTGCTGCTTCTACGGATGACATATTGACATCCGCATTCATTGCAGCCTGCATATCATACATGGAATCAACGGCAAGACTTATGGAGCTTACAATGCCGTTCAATATTGCTGAAAAGTTATCTCTTAATTCTATCTGTGTCTGAAGTGACATTCTTTATCTCCTCCGTCCTGCCTTTGCTTCGGCTTTTCTCTTTTCTTTCTTATCATTCTCCAGCTTAATCTGAATCGCTGCGATTACAAAAGCTTTTTCCTGCTCATCCATTTTCAGAAAAACAGATGGCAGGATATGCAGTTTCAGAAGGGCATAGTAGGCGTAATTTGCTTCCCAATCCCCTTCCTCGATTAGTTTTTTGCTTCTTCGACTTTTTCATCAAATCCTTTTGTGAATCCCTGGAACTGCTGCATCCATACAGAAAGCTCCTGATATTCCCCGGCATCATCCACCATAGCATATACCAGTTCTTCCGGTGTCATTGCTCCATAGGAATCCTGCAGATCCTTATCATACAGATCCGGTGTTACCGTTGCCTTTGCAATCATCTTCACCATATATTTGGCTGTATTCACTCTCGGCCGGAACATATTCGGCTTTCCTGTTACCTGTACATCCACAGTTGCCTCATCACGGATTTTTTCATTTTCCTCGGCTGTGATATGACGGAACTCCCATTCCAGTGGATTTCCCTTCTCATCTGTAAGGCTCTCTGTCGGTGCGTAGAATCCATTCTTACGTTCCTTTTTATTTTCTTTCATAAATCTGCTGAATTTTGACATATCTTTTTTTCCTCTCTTTCTGTTGCGACGTCGCAAAATTAAATTAATTTGTTAAGAATCCGTTCAGTTCCTTGAAGCTTTCCGGTATGGAGAAATCTTCAAAGGTAAAGTCCATATCCTCGTCCAGATAATCTGCATCTGCATCAAACTTTGCAAGGATTCCACCGTCTATGTTACAGTCAATTAAGATAATTGTCTGTTTACCAACCGTACTGGTCGGATCTTCATTCGTAATCTGCATATCAAAATAAGTGTCCTCACCGGTTTCCTTGTAGTCCAGCATCATCTGCCGGAATACACTCTGGTTATAGTGGAAAGTGGCAGAACCGGTTCCTTTCCATCCGGTTGCCTTGTTTCCTTTTCCTGTTTTTCCAAGAATCGGTACTTCCGTCTTTGTTTTTTCAAACTTCACCTCAACCTTGATTGCCTGCATGAAATTATATCTTCTGCTGCCGACAGTAATAAAACATTCTGCAAGACTTGCTGATATGGTATCTCTGGCTTTCATTGTTACATTTTTTGACATATGTTCCTCCTTACTGTACCGTTATGGTCATATATACTTTGCTCATGGTTCCAGCAACCTGTACGGTTCCAGTTACCACAACTGACTTTTTACTGTTTCCCTGTGTCACTTCCACATCTGAATCCGTAAAGTTTTCAATCGCACCCATATCCTGCAGCTGCTGCCTTATCTTTACCAGGTCTGACCAGAGTGAAATTCTTCCGGAATCGTTATTTGGTACTGTTCCAAGATATTTCGTATTAAACAGAACGGCATCCTCATTTCCCAGCTGGTCTATGACACGAATCGTCTGATTATCCTTGAAGATATCTCCACATTCTTCTGTCGTGGTTACCATGCTGTTGATATCTTCCAGTACACGGATATCCGAATTTACATTATGCAATACAAATTCACCTGCTTTTATCGCAGTCTGAAGTTCCGACTGGGTATACACTGTATTTACATTGAATTCTCCATCATATTTTTTATTCTGACAGGACTTATTTACCATACAGCCACATTCCGCACCGGTTACCCAGTATACCAATGCACTTTCCGGCCAGCTTTCCTCCTCCACTTTGTTTTTCACATCGATGACACCCATATAATCCGCGGCACACTGGTATAAAACTACCTGGAATTTAATACCGACTTCATCCCTCATACGTTTTACAAATGAAACAAACATATTCTTAACTGTTTCATCCGTTGTCACAATTCCCATGGTATTGAATGTATACGATTCGATCCTGTCCGCATAATCCTGATATGCTTTTCCATCTACTGTCCCGTTTGTTCCACCGGTCAGCGGTTTTGCCGCTGTTTTTGCCAGTACGGCTCCGCTTTTGAAATCAACATACTCATTACTTTTCAGTTCATCCGTTTTTGCAACTGTCTGGGTATCAAGCTTTACACTGTCAAGATATGTAATGACATCAAACATACTTGTATTGTCTGCATTTTCCTGTATTACAATCCTGATATCATTTCCACGCGTACCGCTGTATTTTGCCGTAGCATAATCATTTGCCGCTTTTGTACCGCCGCCATTTAAACGGTATGCGTGAAGGGTACTTGCACCCCGGAACAGTTCCCTGAGTCCTTTCATCTTTTCATGCTCATATGCATACCCAAAAAGAGTAAGGCTGTTTTTCTGAAACTCTTCACTGGAAACCGTGAATACACTGCCTTCTTTTCCCCAGTCAAGTTCCAGCGGCATAGTTGCAATGCCACGCTCTGATAATTCCGGAGTGGATGATGCTGCGGAAACAAAATTAATGTATGTTCCCGGAAGCACTTTGTTCTGTGTTGTAAAACTTCCTCCTCCTAATGCCATATTAATTCACCTGTCCTTTCATAAAATCTTCGATACTTTTTTCTGCCTGCTGCATGGTATATAATTCTCCATCTTTCAGCAGTGCATTCAGTAAGTCTTTTCTGTTCTCGTATTTCTTCGCATGAAGAATCTGTTCTTTTGTATACTGCTTCTGTGCAGGCTGCATATTCTGTTCTGTTTTCTGTTTTTTCTCTGTCATATTATCACTCTTTTACTCCTGTATCTGTTCTGATTCCCTGCATTTCATCTTCCTGTTTCCTGCTGCATATTGTGAAGAAGTTATAATTTATAAAGAAATTCAATACTCCATCTTCCGTCCGGTAACGCATATCCGTTCCCCGGATGGAGCCTGCTTCTGTTTCAATCACTTCAAGAACATCTGTCATCCGTTCTGCTGTCCTGTTGCATTCAGCATACTTTTCCTCTGTCTCTGGAAAATACTGGATGCAGAAATAGTTCCTTCTCAGGTACCGCCCGCCCGGATAGTGTCTTACCGACGGTTCCAGTGTATTAATCAGAAAGCATGGTTCTTTCAGATCCTGACTGATTTCCTCCATGTAAATCTCATGGCTTTCGCCAAACTCTTCATTTAATGCCCTGCTGATTGCATATATAATCTCATTAATCATGAAATGCCCTTTCTAAAAACTTAGCAATTTTCTTTTCCAGAATGGCCGGAGCCTGTTCCTTTAACTCCTGTTCGGATATGGTCATAATGAACTTTCCCATAACCCATTTTTTATGATCTACGGTTCTGTGTCCATATTCCACATACTTTGCATATTCCACCGGATTAATAATTTCTATCACATACCGGTCTCCCTCCTGCTGTATCTGCAGCTGTTCCGCATAGGTTTTCGCTGCTGTCTTTGTCTGTCCGGTCCATCCTCTTCTCAGATTTCCCGTGACCGTGACTTTATCCGTCCGCTTAATAATCTTTCTTAATAATCTGGCCGCCAGTTCTTTTGCACATGCCTGTATAAATGCCTCTGTCTCCGTTTCTCCCATGCGTTGTATTTTATCCCGGAACTTTTCCAGGTCACGCAGATTGAATCTTCCCAGTCCTGCCATTATGACCACCTCTCAAACAGTTTCAATTTGATTTCCTGATGTGTCGCATACCTTGCAGCAGAACCGGAATTGCTGTAGGAGATAGTCAGCCCCTGATGTATCACATCTATTCTGCTTCCTTCCGGAATCTCCGGTTCCGGTGGCAGAAATAACTTTACCGCCATTTCTTTTTCTGCTGCCCCCTGGTTATCTTTTGTCGTGGACACGGTTTCATAGGAAAGTCTACATGGCTGATTCTCTGCCACCAGTACTTCTTTTTTCGCCGTTATTTTTGTTTTTTCGTCCTTTTCGGACTTCCTGACATAAATATTACAGACATCTTCATAAAGTGCCTCTACAGCCTTCCTGTGAACCCTCCTGACTCTTTCTATCTGTTTTATCAAAATACAATCCTCCGGTATCTGTTTAAAACCGGTCTGTAATTCTTCAGCACAGTATCTTTAAAATGTTCATCCACATACTGCCGGAATGAAACAGAAGTATCACCTTCCGTCATGGAGGATACCGGGCCGGAAGCACTCTCCTCCTGCCCGATATTTTCATTCCGGTATAAATCCACTGCCATACGGTATGCTGTCTGTTCCAGTCCTTCCGGTATTTCTTCCACATTACAGTAATTTTTTATGATTTCTTCCACATTTTCCAGGATAAAATCCAGGATGTTATCCACAGAGGAACTGTTAGCCGGCTGTTCCTCTGTACCGTTATCCGGCTGCTCTTCCCGGTTCTCATTTAATCCCAGCAATATTTTCAGTCTTTCTCTGTCCATCTTTATCCAACCTTATGCTTCAGGGCTACAACACGGAGCTGTTTCGGTTCATATACCGGCTTCCAGTTTTCAGCCATCTTTAATTCCGCTCTTGTCGGAGTCTCTACATGTTCCCTTTTCTGGCCGGTATAGGCTACCCCTCTCATATGAAGGATATATGCTTTTCTGTTAATCAAATAATCAATACCACCGCCGTTCTTCTTATCCCTGTCCATTTCAGTCGCAACATGACCCACTGGATTTCCATTCCCCAGTGCAATCGCACCCTGGCTGAATAAATATGTGGTATATACGTCTCCGTCCACCGGGCATCCGTCATCTACCGTGACACGTCTTCCCTGATATGTCTCAAATTCTACATCTGTGGAATCTCTTTCTGTTTCAATCAGATTCTGCTTTTTCAGATAAGCCTTTGTTGCACTGTGCATGGCAACATCGGTGAGCAGTCCCTGTGCATCTCCCATCAGCTGGCAGGCATCAATAAATGCAGATGCACTGATGCATTTCGCTGCTTCTGTTTTCATGATTGTAAGATCAAGGATATGGTCCTTCATCGGTGTAGTTGCCGAACCACTGTCCGGAGTGTATGTGCCAAAGATTCCGGCCAGAAGGGCAATGAGTTCTTTCTGCATGTCCCTCGCCCAGAATCCAGCAACAAGGTCACCGATCGCTTTCATCGGATCTGCTCCTGCCAGTGCTGCGGAAAGATTTGTTGCCGCCCACATCTTCTGTCTTAATAATGTCGTGGATACATCTTTGTTCGAGCCAATCTTTGCCGCTTCCATTACCTTCCCTTCCAGTGTTTCTTCGGAATCTCCGGTTAAATCTTCAAAGAACGGCATATTATGGGTTCTTGCTGCTTCTGATGCAAGCCGGTCAAATTCCGGACTGTTTACGATGATTCCACTGTTTACCAGTGCACTTAGTTCCATTGTCCGGTTAATCACATACGGATTAAATAACTCCGGCACAATAATGTCTGATATCTTTGTTTCTGCCATATTTTACTTCCTCTCTTTCTCCTATAAGGTGATACCTGCCGCCGCAGCCAGTATCTTTGCCTGTTCCGGATTACTCTTTAACAGTTCTCCCTGTTTTGTCAGATTATAGGTTTCTTTTGCAAACGGATTCCCTGACACGTCTCCCAAACCGCCTTCCGGATGATAGTTCTGACTTTCCGATTTGCCAAACAGATGAGCCATCGCCTTATCCTCCCGGTATGCTTTTAACTGCTCTTCCATGCCGACCGGATGATTCTCTTTGTCAAACGTGAATTTCTCTACACCGCCGGCTTTGTAAATCAGGTAATCCGGATCCGTTACTCCCTGCTTTGTCATCTGCTCTTTTAATGCATATTCCCTGGCTGTCTGTTCTGCTGCCTTCTTCAGGTTCTGAATCTCTGTCTCATAGTCCCCGACTTTCTTCTGCAGGCTTTCATTATCCTTGTTTTCTGCTTTTAACGTATTGATTGTGTCATTTGCAGTCTTTAATTCTTTAATCTTGTCATTAAATTCCGCCTTCGGAACTGCATGCTGTGGAAATTCTTTCTGTATTGCATTCATGACTGCTTCCACATCCAGCTTTCCTTCTTCTGTCAGCTTTGCCTGTTCCAGTATTGTTTTTAACCATTCCATCACAAGTTCCTCCATAGTTTTTTATTCCGGTACTGCCGGTATTGGATTGTCCGGTTATTCTCCCGGCTGAGTAGTTAGTTTTATGTCATTTCGGACAAAAAAAGAAACCGTTATCTGTCCGGTTTCTTATCATTCTTCTTATTCTTTTGCGATATCGCAATGGTTTATGATACAAAAATACCACCAGCCTCAGCCAGTGGTATTCTCTCATTCAAACTTTCTTGTTATCGGATTTTTATATAATTCCGTCATAACCCCCTCTTCATCAGTTCTATCAGCATATCCCTTTGCTAACTCCCGAAAATGTTGCTGAACTTCTTCATCCTGAAAATCCAAATCCTGAAATTTTTTTCTCTTTTCTCTAAATTCCAAACGCGTATTAATTTTTAGAAATTCATCCTTTAAACTCATAAAATCACTCCTTCGATTAATTTCTTTGCTTCAATGGAAATACTTTCGTGATTCATATTATCAGTTTCCCACATTATGTCAGCCACAAATGTCCCCCTGTCTCCTCGATATTAATTTCTTTCAATCGCTTGATTAATTTTTCTCTTTCTTCTGCCGTTTCTTCCGGATCTAATTTTTCCAGCTCTCCTACCCTTCTTATTATTTCCATTTCTTCATCTGTCAGCTGTCTCATTTTACGTCATCTCCTTCTATCTGCTTTAATAAACCATCTGCATATGCATTACTATTCTTTACGCTAAAACATTCTGCTACAATTTCTGTATAAAAATGGTTTAAAAATCCATCTTTTGCATAAAAACTTACTGTGTCTTCTAATGTCCGACTACAGTTATTGTTTTCATGCACATATTTTTCTATTCTTGCATCTATAATTAGCTTAGCTCTATTATATGTAATATTCTGTGTTTTTGCAAGAGTCTTAATGCAGTCTTCGTAATATTTATGCCCCAGCTCGTGCAGATATGGTGCATATTCTGTCGTATTGGCAAATTTCCCCTTTTGTTTATTTACGAATTTCAGAATTTTTTCTTTTGTATCATATTTGCTATTGATATATAAGCGGTCTGTTTCTCTCTGATATCCTCCGATCGCATCATTTCTCAGATTATGTCTTTCAAAATCGATGACTGCTATCTCAGGCAGTTCAAAACCGGCCGGAAGCTGTTCCCGGATTTCCAGGAAGGTTTTTTCTGCCAGGCGGACTGCTTTGTTTCTTCTTTCTGCATCAACATCCGTGAACATTTTAAATGCACTGTTTTCTACTGTTTTCACATCTATATTTTCCTGATCCACATGCAATGTATTTCTTTTTCCATACTGTGGCCGGAAGCTATTCGACATATATTGGATTTCATTCTTCTCTTTTTCCTCTGCCTGTCCTACATACTTTTTCTTCCACTCCTTATAAGTTATATCTGCCGGTACGTCGTATGTATCGCCGTTTTCTTTTCTTGCTCCACGTTTTTCATTTACGGTAAATTCATCATGGAAGTATGGACAGGTGCAGCCCCTGCATCTTGGATGAAACGGCGGTGCCGTTACACCGACTTCATATTCTGACATAGTAAAATGTTTTCCATCCATCTCACCACAGAAACTGCAGGTAAAGGAATCCAGAGTTTCCTCTATCTCATATTCTTCGATCTCCAGTTCTTTAAAACAGCTCTGCTGTGCTTTCATGGTGATGGCTGCTGCCTCTGTCTGTACCAGTGTCTTTGCCTGTGTTCTTTTTACTCCCATGGTTTTCGCCAGCCTGGCTGCTGCCCGATCCGGATGCTCTCCCCGGATGATGCACTGTGTCAGTTCCGTATTCAGTTCCCGTACCAGTTTCTCTCTGTTCTCCCAGATACGGTCCGAGAATATCTTTCCATCCTGTGCCCATGGTGTGGTAAGAACAATATCTATCTGTCTGGTATTCAGCTGTGACAGGTTGACACCCACTCCGGTTCCTTTGGCTATCTCGTATGCCGTTTCATAAAATCCGTTTGTATAACGGTTCGTAAGAAGCTGTGTCATTCCTTTTTCATACTGCGTATATAATTCTTCTGCGTGCTGCTGTAACTGAATCTTCATACTCTGCAGATAACTGATATGTACGTTTGCGGATGCATTTTCCAGTTCTTTCATCCATTCCTGGTTTAATGCATTCTCTTTTCCTTTTCTGATATATTCCCATACACTCCACTGGAACTCTTCCAGTTCGGATTTGTTTAAGAACTTTGCTGCTGAGGCATAGGATATATTGTTGTTTTCCGCAAGCCTGTGATACCAGCGGTCAATATCCATCTGTATCTGATTGTTCGCACTGGTAAATTTTTTCTTCAGTTCCTCGTAATATGCCTCACTTTCCCGGTATCCTTTTTCCTCCAGAGCCCGCATCCTCTCTCTCCAGTACTCCCTGTTATTCATCTGTTACCTCTGAATCTTTCTTTTCTGACTCTTTCTCCGCTTCTTCATCCTGTGTTTTATCAAATGCCCTGCCATATTGTTCTTCTCTCTGCTGCTCTGCTGCCTGTTCTTTTTCCAGCTGCTTCAATTCCGCATCTGCATCTTCTACCAGTGGATGATTCTTCAGAATTGTTTTCTGACTGACAATTCCGACAGAATCCCGGCATATCTGTGCCAGTTCTGCATCATTCTTTATACTTGTCCTTGTCCAGGTCTGCACGATTGTGTCACACCTGATACCGGCACTCTTACAGATTGCCCGCACTAATCTGGAAAAGCCTAGTCTGAACTCTGTTTCCATCAGTCCTGTTTTCATCTCCAGCAGGGCATACATGAATTTCAATGCCTCACCGGACTGGTTGCCGAAATTTTCCGGCTGCGGGTCAAATCCCTGTCCCTGTTCAAAGATTGCTTTTCTTGTCGCCTCCAGCACACTGTTCCTTGCTTCAATCGGAATCTGGATATTAATGGTATCCACTCCTGTTTTCCCATCTTCATCCCCATCCAGTTTTATGACTTTATACTTTTTGAGGTCATTTAAGAATCCATTCAGGTCTGTACCGCCGTATCCCGTCAGTACAAAGATAAGCTCCTGGATATCATCCAGGTCATTGATAAAGCCGCTGTAAACTTTGTCATAAACGTCTATCAGCGGCTTGATATTTCTCAAATCATCCATATGCATATTATTATTCCAGAATGGGATAAAAGGAACTTCTCCCCATTCATGCCGGTATTCACTGGAAGGTTCTCCATTTTCCTGTGCAAACATACCGTATGGCAGCAGTCCTTCCTCTATCGTATCTGCAATATTCCGGCGAAACGTCTGGCATTCTGTTCCTGTCCAGTATTCATATACTACATATCTGTCTCCATTTTCCTCATCCATCTTTGGATACATACGCAGCACACCCAGCAGTTTCTTTTTCAGTCCGGTATCAAATACGGGGATAATCTGTTTACTGTCTACCACAGCCCATTCAAATTCATTTTCCCCCTGCCAGTAATGAATCCATCCCACCGAACAGTTCGCAGCATTTACACATAATTCCATGCAGTTTTTTGCATATTCATCCCCCAGTATCTTCGTAATCTGTTTATTTGCCTTTGTGTTGCCTACATCAAACAGGGGCGGAGCTGTAAAGGCATACGATGCTTTCTGGTTTACAATTAATCCATGAAAGTTTCTCGGTATGCGGTTATCTGCATTTCTGAGTGCCTTTTCTTCCTCACTCTTTTTCTCTTTAAACATAATGTCAGTTTCATTCCGGTAATAACGCTCTCCCGTTTCTGCCCGGATAACAAAATCAGTATGTCCATATTGATATTTCGCTATCAGCCGTTTCATGGCTTCCAAATTCATCTCTTTTTACCTCCGCTTATGTTAATATACTGATGCCCTGTGGTTTACGAATAATGGTAAAGCAGAAGTATCTGACTGCATCCATTGCATGGTCTCTCTGTTTTACCGGTTTATCTTCTCCTTTTCCGGATGCTTTTTCATCCCAGACATATGAAGCAAATTCTTTTCTTGTATTGATACAGCCTTCATAAAAAGCGATTTCCTCCCGGTTCAGTAACGAAGCCACATACCGTATTCCGTCCAGTACATTATTTCTTGCTTTCTTTATCTTGTATCCTCTCTTTTTCAGTTCTGCAATAAAAGAAGCTGCGGCTGGATCTATGATGATTTTTTCCGGCTTTATCCCATCCAGCCATTCTTCCAGGTCATCCGCATACTCTGTATCTGTTTTCTGGCTTCCTTCCTCTCTGCCGCTGTAATAATATTCCCGGCTGCAAATCCATTTTCCGGAGCTGTCCTGATACCACAGTAAAAATACGGTTGCATTCTGCGTTCCATAGTCGCAGGATACATAATACTTATCTGCTGCCTGAATGTCTTTTACCAGATGCTTTGCATTATCAAACATATCATAGATAACACCTTCCGCCATTACCCATAATCCTGCGATATATCTCTGATAGAACACTCCGCTGAAACCTGATTTATATCTTTCTTTGATTGCTTCTGATAAACTCAGGTTATCGTCCATCGTAAAGTGCAGATACAGGATATTTCTTTCCCTGCATTTGTCGATCCAGTCTGTTTTGAACCAATGATATGGTCCGTCCGGATTGCAGTTAAACCAGTACTTTGAGTTATCCACAGAACATCTTGCAATTGCCTGTGTGACAAATGACTGCGGCATAAGAGCCACTTCATCAAAAAAAACGCCCGCAAGTGTAATTCCCTGAATCAGGTCCTGCGAACGTTCGTCTTTTCCACCAAAGATATAAAAATTATTGCTTACATTTCCTTTTGTTACCACCACAAGGTTATCTGCCCTGTATTCAGTTATGGTATAACCTCTTGATTTCAGCATGGCTTTTAACCAGAACAATACATTTCTCCGGAAAGAACCGATTGTTTTTCCGCACATGGCAAAATTCTGTTCCCGGAATCTCGTCATGCCCCATATTACGAAGCTGAGTGACATACTTACCGTCTTACCGGAACGGATGGAACCATCTGCAATGATTCCATTCGCATCTTTTACCGAGGAACTGTCACACCACCAGTTCAGAACTTTTCGCTGCTTTTTGGAAAACGGCTGGAACTTAAATGTCTGTCTTATTATCCTCTTCATCCGTCCAGTCCTCTCCGGCTGTTGCATTTAAAGCCTCAATAAATCCGTCATCTGCCTGCTCTTCTGTTGCAAAATCCATATGCTCTGACAGCCATTGCAGTGCCTTCATCCTGTCCGGCAGCTTAATACTGACACCGGTCTTTCCTTCTTTGACTTCACTTATAAGTGTTCCGTCTACCATATTGCTGTTTCTAAGCTTTACCCGGTCTTTATTCCACTCCGCATAATCTGACATATCTGCAAATGCAATGTCTATGTACTTTTGGAAAACATCATTTTCTTCCAGAAGTTCCCTGTTGAGTTTTTCCTGTTTCAGTTCCCGTATTCTTGTTTTTATGTTAATATTTGTTAATAATTTAGATGCTGCTGCCCTTGCAGAATCATAATCACAGTCATATGCTTTCTGATATGCTTTTGTTGCATTGAAGCACCGTACAAAATACAGGCAGAACATCTGCTGTTTCTCTGTCAGTTCACTGTCTGCCGGAGTTACTTCCACTTCCTGATTTTCTCCCTGTTTTACGTTCTGTTTGTTCCTCTCTTTTGTATGCATACTTTTTGATGTTTTTGTATGCATACCCTGTCTGCTCCATCCGTATCTCGTTTTCCAGCTTTTTACGGTTGCAAGACTCACACCATATTTTTCCGCAATATCTTTGTACTTCATACCCGACATGTAATCTTTTTCTGCCAGTTTATAATCTGCCACAACACCACCTTCCTATCTATCTGTTTACATGAAAAAAAGACACCTTCCGATGCCTTTTTTCCTCACGTCTTTTTTTTACAAGGAGATTTCACTTAATTGCCCTGTGCAGTTCCTACAGTTTTGCACGATACAATTATAAATCATTCATTTTACCATGTAAACTCCATGTTTTTACCACATTTTAACCATCCGTGTCAAGTCCCCAGAGCAATACAGATAACTCTTTGAGAATCCCTTTTACCCATCTCCGCGGTGTATTAACTCCTGTTTCCAGTTCTTCTGCTATCTGCTCATACCCCACTCCCTCCATGAAGTACATTTCAAATGCCCTGTATTCCTCTTCTCTTCCAGCCTCTGTTCTTCTGCGTTTTATCTCATCCACCGCCCGGTCAATGTGACTCTTTATAATCATTGTCCGGAATCTTGTTCTGCGGACACTTCTTAGATAGATTTCTTCTTTCTCATTTGCATATTCTGCTGCCATCTGGCTTGCTTCGGACACTGCATTTTCAATGTGAAATACCGCATCCCGGTAACACTTCATCAGCGCGTAGGTGTCATGGTATCTGCTTTTCTTCTTTTTCTGTTTCCTCTCCTGCTCACTGATATATTCATCTACTCCTTTTCTTACCGCTCTTTCAATGATTTCGTTTAATTTTTCCTCTGAGAGATTCATTATTTTCTGTACTCCTTCCCTGTCTTTTTGTCCCTCAGACCAACAATTTCAAGGCTATGTAAACTTGCCACTTTATTCAGTGCCGCATAGACTTCATTGATATGTCTGGGAATATAAGTTACATTTCTGATTGCTGTTTCCGCCACATCATCACGGTATCCTTCCCGGTTCATGTTCTCATCTCCTTTCTGTCCTGTCAACAGCTAATGAGTACCTCGCTACTGCCATACTTCCACTTGCTGTCTCTGCATTGTCTACTGCAAGTGCTAAAAATTCGTCAAATTCATCTGTTGTAATATCCCAACTGTCGCACCAGTCACACAAAGAAGAACGCTGACATTCCTTTTTGATTGCATATGCTATTGTTTCTGCTGTTGACTTCTTCATATTATCCCTCACTTTCTAACAATTCAGAATTGTCAAATATGTTACCAATAACCTCTATACAATCTTGATAATCGTAAATACATTCTTCCTCAAATCTTCCATCTTCAAGCAATACATTAAAGCAAAAACCTGCTTCGCTTTCATTCCATCCAATGTAGCCGCAGCATTTTTCAGCTAGACAATTTACAATATCATTCTCCCAAATCAGATTGCCATTCTTATCTTTCAAGCCTGTCCATTGGCAGACTGTGGATGGGTCTACTTCAAATCCTTGCAAAGAACCATCTGCCGGATGTTGATTGAATACCGTAGCTGCGTCAGCATCATGAAATAAAATTGCCCCCTGTACCCATTCTCCGTTATCTGTCCGCTTGCCGCGGAATAAAATTTCTCTGCTCATAAAAATCTCCTTTCTACGCAAACCTCAGCTGTCCGTTCTTCTCTGCGACAATCCGCATATTCGGCATACGTTCCGCAACACACAGCTCTGGAAGATTTGCTCTGACCAGTGCCGCCGGAATCGGTGGACACACTGCATTGCCACATCTTTTTACCTGTTCGCTTCTTGGATATGTCTTGCCGGTATAGTCATGGTCGATTATATAGTCATCCGGGAATCCCTGGCATCCATATAACTCTTTTGGTTCTAACATACGAAGTCCGATATCAACGATCTGATAATCAGTGCCGTTGATGGTTACTAATCCGAAGCGATCCTGTGCCGTGACTGTATCAAGGGGTTTCTGAATATCTTGCCCTGTTCCCTGTCCGTAGTATTTAATTAGAAATGCTCTGACCACTCCAAAGTGTCCGTCACCGGCTGTGATCGTTGGTAATGGCTGTTTGATATCTTTTCCATCACAATGATTATTCATCTGGATCAGATTCGCAGTAACGACGCTGTTATGATCCCATGCTGTAACGGTCGGAAGTGGATTTTCTACTGTTTCACCAGCACCTTTATATCCTCCGTCATAGTACTTGTGTAGGAATGATGTGACCAGTCCATATCTGTTTGAGCTATCCACTGTCATGATCGGGTCTTCTATAGCTTGTCCTCTTACTCCATCTTTTGAGGTTTCTGAATGATACTGAATCAATGTGGGACTAATCAAGCACTGCTGATTACACTGAATGATAAAAGGATCTGGATTGTCCAATACAAATTTTTTCAATCCCCTTGCTATCCTGTCCATTGTTTTCTGTGCCAGTGGGCGTACCGCCCGGATCCCATACTTTTCCTTGATCTCTTCGGATGTGTCAAAGATACTCGGACATGGCAACGAAAAATCCAGTTGCGTATATGCTCCAACGTATGGCTTCAACAGTCCGGCTTTTACTTCTTCACTGTCTGCCGGCGCATATGTAGGCTCTGGCCATACAATCGGCTTGCCATCGCATCGGGCAATCAAGAAGAATCTCTTACGCATAGTCGGTGCTCCGTAATCAGCAGCAACCAGCTCTCGGTATTCTACTTCGTATCCTAAATCTTTAAGCTGTCCAACAAACTTTTGGAATGTTACTCCTTGTTTTTCTTTAATTGGTCTGTGGCTCCTATTAAGTGGTCCCCATGTTTTGAATTCTTCCACATTTTCAAGCATAATTACTCTCGGTCGCACAAGTCCTGCCCATCGGCAGGCTACCCATGCAAGACCACGGATAAATTTGTCCTTTGGCTTTCCGCCCTTTGCCTTGGAAAAATGCTTGCAGTCAGGTGAGAACCATGCAAGTCCTACTGGATGCACTTTGCATGCTTCCACAGGGTCTATCTGCCATACATCTTCACAATAGTGTTTCGTGTTCGGATGGTTTGCTTTATGCATCCTGATTGCTTCCGGGTCATGGTTAATGGCAATGTCTACACTGATTCCTGTTGCCAGTTCTATACCTGTGGAAGCACCGCCGCCGCCGGCAAAATTATCTACGATCAATTCTCCGTTTATCATGGCAGCACCTCCGGGAAGTCAGCAAAACTCATCTGCGAACTCTGCTTGTAATTCATCCATACAGTTTCGATTCTCGGTATTGTAATTTTCATTTCACATCACCTGCTTTTACTATATCAATTGCACTTGAATATGCATCCAATCTATCATCCGCATAATCATGTTCATATCCACCAACATAGGATTTGAGCCATACATATTGTTACCAAGGTTATACGGCACATCAGCTATTACTAACTGTCCCTTAGTTATTCCATATTTTTTGTATTTTTGAAAATTATCTCTGTATATTTCACATTTTACTTTCATTTTCTTTTTAGAGCCTGCTATAGCGTTGCCCCGGCCGGAGGCTGGCTCCTTTCTGATTTATTTTATTTTTCTATCATGTCAAACAATGATAACTGCCCAGCGTTCTTCTTCTCTTCCATACGTTTTTTCTTATACTCATTGTATTTCTGCCTATATGCATAGCTTCTTCCAAAAATATTCCAAGCCGCTTTTACTACATTCGGCTCGTATGGTCTTATCAGTTCCAGGTCTGATATTGCTTTTGATGAAATACTGCAACCGCAACACCCTGTCCGTTTCAGGCCGTACACTTCATATGCATCCGAATACCGGATACCATACCGCTCTTTATACCATGCCTTATCCGCATCAGACACATAATACAAAGGCTTCAGCCGGAACTGTCCATTGGATGTTTCCGAGAAGCACATTGTTCCGTTGGCATCCTCTGATTTAGGAACTGACCTCATACCGCCCTCGTCTCTTCGCTCGCCTGTAATTATCATTTCATAATCTTTTTGAACCTTATGAGCCACCTGCTTCTTGCAGTAATCACAACACTTTGCGCTTATTTTGAAGTCGCATGGATTCTCTTTCATAAAATCATAAAGATACTTTGATGAATCAATTACCAACTGAATATTTGGTCTATGCTCACCAGCACTATTGCAGCAACACAGAAAATTTATTCCTTGTTCTGCATTTGGATAGCGTTCCCTTAATTCCTGCCTTATCTTTGCTTTATCCTCTGCGTTGTCATATTCTTCACGAATTGAGAATGGAATGCCTTTCTTCTGTACAGTATCCATTGCAGCAGATATTATTTTAGACATAAACGGAAGCCCATACTCCCTTGTAGCCAGCACAATGTTTTTCTGAGGTCGGTACTCTGTTATCTCTACACCATATTTTTCAGAAACTTCTTTTACATGGTCTTTTGTAGCTTTCATTTCCAATCCGGTGTTGAAAAAGCAATATTTTACCTCCGGTAATCCAAATAAGTGCCTGACAGTCTCTATCAGGTCAATCATGATATCGCTGTCACTTCCGGCGGAATAGGAACATATCGCATTCGGATGCTCATATAATCTCTTGGCAATGATAGATTGTATTGCCTGAAACTTACTCGGCGCATCAAAATCTGCATACGCTGGCCGGTTTGTATATATTCTCGAACGAAAAACTTCTTTGTTATTTTTTGTCTGTCTCATTTTTTTCAAAGGAACCGCACGTGCTTTTCTCTGGCCAGAGTTCCGTGCTCCTTTCTATCTGTTTAACAGCTGTCTCTCCAGCTCGTCAAAATCATAATCCCTCTGTGGGATATTGTTAAAATTGTTTTTCTTCGCTCCATCGCAGAACCGTTTCTCTCCTGCCCCTTTATCTCTTCTCGCCCAATTCCTGACTGCTGCTTTCCAGTCCTTCATCCGGTTATTTCCAACCATCCAGTCCTTTGATTCATAAAAATCAATAAATCGCTCACAGTCAATCACGATGCCCACTTCCCTGCAGTATCCCATCACGCTCTCAAGGGTGGGCGGAGTGAACCGCTTCGGTTCGCCCCCTCTCTCTATCTTCTTGTTATTCTTGTTATTCTTGTTATTCTTGTTATTCTTGTTATTCTTGTTAGGTGTTAGCTGTCTGTTAGTCGTCTGTTGGCTGTCTGTTAGCTGACTGTTAGATTCCTTGTCAGGCTCAATGCTATCACTCTGATAAATGCCCCAATTTACAATACTTATCAGCCGCCCTTGCTTTGTTGATTTGTCTGTTAAAAATTCGAGTTTTTCAAATCTTTTTAGTGCAGTCCTGACATTTTGGATTGTGACACCTTTTCCACACTTTTCTACTATTTTTTCCAGGCTGGTAATAAATTCTCCTGGTCTGCACTGGTACTGCTCTCCTCTCCACTCCCAGCTCTTATCCTCATGATTCGCCATAAGAAGAAGCGTAATTAAAATGGTCTTCTGCTCCGGAGTGGACATCTTCCAGATAGACTTGTCAAGCAGTTCCCGGTAAAGCTTTGCCCATCCAGTCATGCACTATTCCACCTCAACAATCTCCACTTCCGTCCTTGGATTGTACTTATCATACAAAACCCTTGACCCGTCCATTGAAACTACAATCCTGCTGTTATCATCCTCGATCACTCCATATTTCACCAGCACATCACAGAGTGCCTCATGCAGATTGCAGAGGTCTACTTTCCTCCTGGTAGGCATGAAATACAACGCCTTTATATTCACCGGATAATCAATAGTCCTGTCCGGTTTCGGCATAAATGCAAGGCAGTCCTTCTCATACTGTTTATAAGCCTTGCTCGGGGAAATGAAGTTTCTTCCATTTGCCCCCTTAAATATCTGCTGTGAATTCTTTTTCGTCCGCGGTGGGACATAAATACAAAAATGCATCTGATTCTCCTTTCTGGAGAGACTTTCCGTCTCTCCCTCAGCTGGTAAATTTTGTGGTAATTGTGGTATATTGAAACGAAGTACACAGTACTTCCGTATCATGCATTATCTTCCGAATAAAGCTGCCGCGGCCCCATTGTCCGCCTCTGGCATAACTTTTGGATAGTCACCGGTTTCTATTTGGCCTGCAGGATGTTCCGTTTCTGCTGCCTGCTGCTGCGGCTCCATATCAATCACACCTGCTTCCGGCTCGTTTTCTACATAGTCCTTTGTGCCATCCTCATTGATAACCGCCATATCTGCATCCATTGCTGAAATCATATCTATAGACATGATTCCCCACTTGCTGATTAACTGCCTTAACATGGTTTTGTATGCCATGCCGTCAAAATCTTTTGACCAAAATGTCCATGATGTACCTTTGTCAATGTCTCTTTTATATCCAGGTGAATACTTCTTTGCATGTGCAATCATCTTTTTCTTTGACCAGTACAGACTTTTCTTGAATCCGTTTGTATATTCAAACATTGCATAATATCCGATTGTCTCGGCGGCTTCTCTTACATCCTCATCATCAATCAAATTCACCTGAATATCTTCTTCAAGCGGATTGTATGCTATCAATTCACCCTCTTTTATTGCAACCACATTCAGTTTTTTATACTGTCCGGATCTGATAGCCAACTGAATATATCCCTTGTATCCAAGCTGAAATTGTGCAACTTTTCCTTTTTCCCTGTCATTAAAAGGAACTAAATAGTACTGCCCTAACTGCGGAGATGGGGAAAGATTTAAAGACTCACCAAGAAGCGCAGCCGATAGTATTGATGGATTTGTACACTCTGAAAGTGACGGATTTGCATTGACCGCTGATACAATGCTTGAAATAAATCTGGTTCCATTCTTTCCGCCTACAATGCTGTTAATCTGATTCTTTACGGCATCCTGCGTCATATATGCTGTCAATCCTAATCTCTGATTTTGCGTTTTTGTTAATGAATTATTTACTGCCATATCTTTTACCTATACCTTTCTTAAATTGCTTCAAATTCAATATGTCTGCTGATGAAAAACTCCCTAAGTGCCAATGCATCCTCTGTTGTAAGCCACGCTTTAAACGATATCGGCTCAAGTACAGGGCGGGCCGCTTCTGGATGCACACTTCTAACAGGCGGTGCCGATGTACAAGACTCACCCTGACAATCTCCACATGTATTCTGATTTTCCTGTTTGCATTCTGTTTCCTCCCTACGCCTTGCCAGTTCTGCTTCATGCTCTGCTTTTGCTTTCGCAATCTCAGACAGCCGCTTTCCTTCGTTTAATGCCCTGTTTAAATCAAGTGTAGTTTTATATACCTCTGTTGCTTCAAAGCCAAATTCCGGCAGATTAGACAGTGTTGCAATATCCGTTCCGATAGAAAAAAGCCTTGTCTGCATTTCTTCCTTTATCTTTTTTATAGAATAGGATGCGTTCAGCCATTTCTCCTGAAATATCATATCCAGTGTAACAAATGACTGGAATCCCATGGTCTTAAAAAGCTCCTGTACTACCTCTTTTTTCTCCTGCTTCTTCATTTTCTCATACTCTTTAATCTGTCCGTCAATCAAAGTAACCGGCCTGTCTATGATTTCAATGATTTCATTAATCCTCATCTTGAATTCATGAAAAGGCTGCATATATTCCCGCTCTCTCCGAATTCTTTCATCATTCAACGCTTTCTTTAACTTATTTAAGTCAGAACGGTCCGCTTTGGCGTCTCCGATCTGCTCATCCGTATACACCAGGGTGCTGTAATATTTCACCTTCTGTTCCAGTTCCTGCTTCAATTCCTCATAATTAAATTCAATCTTTTCTGGAAGCTGCACCTCGTTTACTCTTAATTCCATTTTATAAATCTCCTTTCTATATCTCCGGGAGCCACAAAGACGGTCTTTGCCGCTTCTGCACCTGCTCCCAGAATTTTCTTTCTTCCTGTTCCAGATAGGTTATATCCTCTTTTACATCGGTTCTCTCAATTTTATAATGCCTGGTTTCCAATGTATCCCGCCCTGCAGGCTTTAACTGTGCCTTTAGCACTACAAAATCAAATTCTGTCACCAGAAGGTAATGAAGGATCTGGATATAATAATTGTCCGGTATTCTGTCCTTCCACTTCTTCCACTGCACGGACTGAAGTATATTCGTGGTTTTAATTTCGAGAATCCCCTTCCTGCCTGTCTCTTTTTCCTCCAGCCAGCCATCCAGTGAAGCGTGGGCAAATGGATACCGGTCATTCAGAAACATGTTGTTTTCTATGTAACAGATTTGATACTGGGGATAATCCAGGGCAAATAATGCCCTCAGATGCTCCTCTGCTTTTGTTCCATATATCACATACGGTTTATCTGATATATCTTCTGAAACAGTCTGTCCGGTCTTTTCTGACCACAATTCTATGTTTGTCTTGTAGGGATTTTTGCCAACAATGGCGGATGCGTCACTGCCACCAATCCGGCCGCGGTTTTCAAGCCATTCTTCCCTGCTTTTCAAGATACGCATTTCCACCATTTCTCTGCTCCTTTCCAAATCTCAACACATACTGCCCGTCCGCTCCTGCTTTTAACTTCCGCTCCCAATATTCTTCCTCCTGCCGTTTTTTGTCCCGGCAGTCACATTTTTCACCGGGGTCAAGCCTGTCACCGCAGACAGGGCATAATCGAAAATATCCCATTGTCAAAACCTCCGCAGTGTGCTATACTACAACTGCTTTATTTTTCATGCCCCTTGCTGGTTCATCCGCAGGGGCATCACTTATTTTCAGGTAAAGTTCGGTTTCCCTGTCCAGGATAATTGCCAGTGCAAGCTCCAGTGCATCGGAAAATCCATCCTTATACTTGTCCGGGGCCTCCATACATTCCGCTACACATTTCAGCGATTCCACCTTTTTGATATTTCTTACCAGTTCCATATACTTTTTATGTCTTCTTTTTCCAAACATCACATAGCCTCCTTAAAATTCATCTGTGCATTGCAGTTTTTAATCTGTTCCTGCAGCGCCATCGGCAGTTCATAGTCATCCACCACAGCGATTGCATCTGCAAACTGTTCTCTTCGGATATCCTTATATCTTGTTACACCAAACTGCCGCTTTAACTCGTGCCAGATATCGCTGAAAACCTTTCCTCTGAGCGAATTATTATGATATGCATTAGATTCTTTCCCACCCAGGGCACACACCACTCTTTTATTTACATCTGCATTGATTCGATCTGCATCCGCCGGAAGCAATGGAAGGGTCTTCTTGAAGTCCTCCAGTTCCTGCCGTACACCATCAATCTTCTTCTCCAGTTCTACATTCCCCTGTGCCAGAAGGTGTATCTTCTCAGAGGTAGTCATATCCTTCTGATTCTTCTTATACTTCTTTTCGATCTGAATGAAGTACCGGCGCACCTGCCTGCCCTTCTCGTTGCGCTCCAGCATTGCCATTTCCTTTGCGGTATCAAGCTTGATAATATAATCTACAGAAGGTCTTCCTTTTTCTAAATTTTTAGAAAAAGTCTGAAAATCCTCATTTTCCTCTGCTTCACAATCATTCAACCGATTCTTTACCCAGTCTGCAAATTTACTTTTCACACCAAGAACCTCATGAAGTTCTGTTCCATACACCACCTTTTCCCTGGTGTCTGTTCCATATACCGGAACCAGTTCATTTTCAAGTACTGCTAATTTTCTCATTCCTGCTCCTTTCTCAATTTCCTGATATCATCCTTCATCTTCTGAATCGACGTTCCGTAACGCTTCTGGATGTCATGTGGAAGTTTCCTCATGGATTCCAGATTTTTTCTTAATTCTTCAAGTTTTCTGCTTGCCATTTCCACTCTTTCCAAATCCTTTCTCTTTCAATAAGTCATCTACATTTCCACCATCGTGTTCTCTAAGAAACTCATCCAGAGTTTCTTCCCGAACCTTACGACATCCGATCTTAATTGAAGTAAGCAACCCGCTATTGATAAGATCGTAAACGTAATTCGGATTTGTATGTATTCTATCTGCAACTTCCTTAACGGTTAACAACATCCGTCTCACCTCCAATCCATTCCCCTTCTGTGGTAAAGAAATCCCTCTGGATTACCTTTCCGCTGTCATCTGTGCGTGTAACAATCACTTTTTCGCCTGCATGTTTCATGGTGAGCTGCAGGTAAGGATTTTTCTTTTCTGCAAACACAATCTCATATTTCTTGTTCGGGGTACATTTTTCTTTAAATTCATACTTTCTTCGCCCGCCATACTGGGCAAGAATCTTTAATATCGCCTTTTTTGTAATAAAGAATTCTCTCTTCATGTTTATTCCCTCCTGCTTGCTTTTTCCATTTTCTCCCTCTATAATGTCCTTACAGGCGTTGCAGCGCCGAGTATGATAGAAAGGAGTTGATTGTTATGTTTAGACGTCCGGTATCATCCAGCCGCATGAATAGTGTCGGTTGGGCTGACAACACTATGGAGATTGAATTTAAAGACGGCTCTGTTTACCAATATTACGATGTATCACAATCGGAATACCAAAACTTTTTAAATTCACCATCTCTTGGCTCGGCTTTGTCTCGATTAGATAAAATTCATCGATACAGCCGTGTTTAGTCATTGTTATCAAGCGGTATTCCTATCTCGGTCTTTGTTATCAAGATTGAATCCATTGATACAATAATTTGCGTATGCGGGTCATGGTTCTGTGTCAGATAGTTTACCAATGGCTCGCATAATTGTTTTAATTCTTCCATTTCTTCCTCCTCTTCTCTGATGGCCATATCTTCTTATCTCCTCTCTTTTTGTTCGTGTTTCTGAACCCTCGTTTCAAAAAAATATTTAGAAATTTCCTTCCTATCAATTCCTAAAATATCACACGCCTTATGTATCTCTTCTTGTGAAAAATCCGCTTTGTTATTCAATCTAAGGTTCAAAGAAACTCTTCCAATTCCAAGTTTCTTTGCGAAATTTTCTTGCGTTCCGCACATCTGACGTATTTTCAATCTAAGTCTCTCATAATTAAACACCTTGTCTTTTACTCCTTTCTGTTCGTGTTTCTGAACTTATAATATCATTGTGCTTTATCCTTGTCAATAGTTTTTTTCATTTTTCTGAACCTTTTTGTTGCTTTTTCTGAACAAGTGTGTTAATATGAAATTACCAAGGAGGTGAATAGAATGGATACTATCGCAAGTAGGATTAAATTCGCCATGGAGCAAAAAAATATGAAACAGTCCGATTTGGTGAAATTAACTGGTATAGGAAAATCTTCGATTAGTACATACTTATCCGGTTCATATGAACCAAAACAAAAAAATATATACAAACTTGCAAAAGCTTTAAATGTAAATGAATCCTGGCTTATGGGGAACGATGTTCCGATGGCAAGAAATATTACACAACCAATTCTAAATATAAAAGATAATCTAGACATTAAAAAAGATTTAGATTCGCTGATGGGCAAACTAAGTAACAGCGAATATGGGCCAGCGGCTTATGATGGTGAAGAATTGTCTCCTGAATCGGCAGAACTGTTTCGTGATGAATTAGAGATTGCTCTAAAAAGGTTGAAAATAATAAACAAAGAAAAATACAATCCAAACAAAAACAAAAAGTAGGTGATTCATTTGGATAACAGAATTAAAAAGCTTGTATCATACTATGTAAATAAATTTAATACAAGAAATCCATTTGAAATAGCCGATTATCTCGGTATATTATATCAGATGGGGAATATTGGCTGTGAAGGATGCTATATGTTTCTAAAAAACCATAGATACATATTTTTAAACGAGAATCTTGAACAACACGAAATGTATTTGGTTATGGCTCATGAGTTAGGTCATGCCCTACTACATAGAAAGCAAAACTGTTACTTTATAAGAAACAAAACCTTTCTTCTAAATTCAAAGGTCGAAATCGAAGCGAACAAATTTGCGATAGAATTATTAATTTCGCAAGAAGAATTATCCAAATATAAAGACTTTACTATGGAGCAACTATCTAGGATATTGGGATATTCTCAAAAACTTATAGAACTTAGATTAAAGTAATTATGATATGAATTTCAAAAGAAAAAGATAGGAGATTTTAAATGGGAATAACTGATGTATTTAAAACAAAACAATTCAAAAGTGATATCGAACGTCTGACAGCAGAAAATGAGTACCTGAATTCACTGCTCACCCCTGAAATGCGAACTGCAGTTTCTATCAACACAGAGATTCAGAGACTTAAAATTGAAAAAGAATCTATAAACAGAGAAATTGATGAAAGAAAAAAATCATTTGACAGTGTAAATAAAAGTTTACAATCATTAGAAAAAGAGATAGCAAAGAAATATGAAAAAAGAGAATACTTCAATTAGATTAAGGCACTTAATGGAAACGAGACACATTAGACAAATTGATATTTTAAACTCTTGTCTTCCTTATTGCGAACAATTTGATGTAAAAATGAACAAATCTGATATTAGTCAGTATGTATCCGGTAAAGTTGAACCAAATCAAGACAAACTCTATATTTTAGGGAAAGCACTGAATGTAAGTGAAGCTTGGCTCATGGGATATGATGTCCCTATGGAAAAAACTCCTAGCAATCAGAAACAGGCTGCAAACTCCTTATCTCAAAAAGAAGTTTCACTCGTCACGAAATATAGAGCTATTGATGATGATGGAAAAAAAGTCGTTGATACGATTATAGACAGAGAATACGAAAGGGCTACTATTCCAATGTTAAAAGCTGCTCACGAACGTACCGATGTAGATACTACTGATGAAATGAAACAGCATGATTATGATATAATGAATGATGATAACTTTTAGTGATAGGAGGTGTGTTGTCATCTGTAATATAATCACCACTACATTCGCAAATAGGGAATGGGCAGCTCTTCCCGAAGAAGAGCCTGATGACATTGACTTACAAATGCTTGATGACATCAAAAACAATCCCGATTGCAAAGAATTTCTTCCCTCTGACGAGGTGATGAAAATGCTCGGTCTGTAAATCACAGTCATTCATTCAAAATTAACAAGGGGGAATTTACAATGAACTTATATGAAAGCCTTATTTCTGAAGCCGAAAAACAAGGAATCGTTGCAAAAGAAAAGGATCTGATTGCTCATGATGGTTTAGCGTTTGGAAACCGGATTGCAATCCGATCCAGTATGAATACAACCGAAAAGACTTGCGTATTATCAGAGGAACTGGGACATTGCCATATGAACTTTGGTAATATACTGGATACAAAAATCCCAAACAATACAAAGCAAGAACATTTGGGAAGGCTCTGGGGATATAACCGACTTATCGGTCTCATGGGAATTGTAAGAGCATATGAAGCTGGCTGCCAGAATCAATACGAAATAGCTGATTACTTAAATGTATCGGAAGAATTTCTTATCGAGGCAATTTCTACTTATAGAAGCAAGTACGGAGTCTGCACTACTATTGATAACTATACAATATACTTCATCCCGTCTCTGGGTGTGATGAAGATATTGTAGTCATGGCATAAATTACTGCATTTGAGATTTCAAAGTGAAAGTGTAGAACGAGTTGCACTGGTGCAACTTTACACAGAAAGGACAACTAAATGAAGATAAATGCTAACGGAACTGAAATATCTATAATTACTAATGGCGATAAAAATGAAGATTATATATCTCTCACCGATATCGCAAAGCAAAAAAATCCAGATGACCCTAGAATTGTAATATCGAACTGGATGAGTTCATATTCCACCATTGACTTTCTTGCAACTTGGGAAAAATTATATAATCCAAATTTTAACCGTATGGAATTCCAGTCGGTTAGAAACAAGTCGGGTAGATTAATAATGACTCCAAAACAATGGATTGAACGAATGTCTGCAATTGGAATAACATCTCAATCCGGAAGATATGGTGGAACTTATGCTCATTCAGACATAGCATTTGAGTTTGCTTCTTGGATTTCTCCTGAATTCAAGCTATATATAATAAAAGATTATCAGCGTTTGAAGCTGGATGAAGCAGAAAGACGTGCCATTGGATGGGATACGAAGAGAGAACTTTCAAAAATAAATTATCGGATACACACAGATGCCATCAAAGAATATTTGATTACACCAGAATTGACTAAGAAAGAACAGGGATATAAATATGCTAACGAAGCCGATGTCTTAAATGTAGCTCTGTTCGGGACTACTGCGAAGAATTGGCGAGAAGCCTCTGGAAAAACTAAGAAGGAAAACATGCGTGATTATGCATCTGTCGAACAATTGATTGTGCTTGTGAATTTAGAAAGCATGAATGCTGATATGATTCGGCAAGGAATACCTGTCACTGATCGTGTTAAAAAACTCAGAGAAGTTGCCTTTTATCAAATGCAATCATTAGTAAACAACGAATCTGTTCGGAAGATAAAGGACAATACAAAAACATTAGAAGAATAATTTATATTAATAAAACCGCCCGGTGCTACCAACACCGAACGGCTTTCACAGATACTACTCAGGCGGATGCCCGATATAATACCGAACTCAACACTCTGTATTATATCATCAAAACACCCGCTTGACAAGTAGGTGTTATTTTTATACCCGATTTTCTTGCGACGTCGCAAGAAGAATATTAAGAAAGGATGATGTAATATGGTAGGTGGCGTAAGAAAGAGAGGAAAAACATGGTCTTACTACTTTGATTTAGGTAAGATAGAAGGAAAGCGGAAGAAGAAAGAAAAAGGTGGATTCCGTACCAAAAAAGAAGCCGAATCGGCTCTGGCCGCAGCAATTAACGAATATAATAATGCGGGGCAATTACTGGAACCAACAGAGATTACGGTTCATGATTACCTTGACTACTGGTTTGATAACGAAGTAAAGGTGAATCTAAAATACAATACACAGGTCGCATACTTAAATGTAATTGAAAATCATTTAAAGCCCGCATTTGGACAATATAAGTTAAAAGCTTTATCCGCAGCTCCGATCCAGCAGTTTGCAAACC